AATCTAACATTTCCGCATATTATAATTTTGAATAAAAGTTTTCCAACAATTATATTTTTTAGCTGACGAAAGTAACATTGTGTTAGGTGTATGGTCTGCAAGTGTAATTGCAAAAACATAGGGTGTGTTTTTTATATAATCAGAAGAAACAAAAACTTTTCCTTGTATGTAGTCGTTCCATACACCGAACGTTTCATTTTGATAAACAAATGCAAACGAAAATTTTGCTGTGCCTTGTTTTTTCTCAATAAAATTTTTGTTTTCGTTAAGCACCTTATTATTTATTGCATAATCTTCAAATGAAGTTCCGAGCAACTAACTTTCCGAAATTTAGTTTCTTTTTTTGCTTTCCTATATTCGTCGTTCCTCATATATTGTAGCAATATCAAATTGTCTTTGAATAATTTAATATCGTTATTAAAAGGCAATTGCAAATCGAAATAAATAAAATAAGGACACGTATAAATTGAACCGAGGGTTTGCTAACATAAAAACTTTAAATTCACGCATACGACCTATTGTCTCCAATAAGTTTAAGAATATGACAACCTCATTTTGTAAGTAATATTTCTTTTGACCCTCTTCGATAATAAATTCATCAAAGCCGTATAGTTGTAACTTTTGAATATGAAGAACCTTTCAAATCTTGTGCAGTTGATAATGTCATTGCATAACCGCAAATTTCACCGTCGCAATAAAAAGTATTTCCTTTATGTGTAAGTACATGACCGTTTAAATTCTTCATTATTTATAACGTCCTCAAAAAATTTTGGAACAGCCTTTTTAAGTTCCGGTTTATATCGTCTAATTAGTGCAAACTGTTCGCCTTTTTTTAGAAATCTATTTATAACATATTTAGTAAAACCGTATGTTTTTCCGAACACCGTCTTTCACCAATTAGAATATTAATGAAGGCGTTATATGACAATATCTTATGATAATCGTAATATATTGACATTTAATAACACCTCCAATAATATTTTGGCAAATTAGCAATGTATCATTGCAGACTACCACGTCAAAATATTGACGAACCTCTCTTCGAGGTGGTGACACGTCAATAATTACAATTGATTTAAACATTGTAATTCGCTAATTCTTATTATATAATAAAATAATAAAAAATGCAAATATATTATGTAAAAATAAAAATAATAATAATTTTTAAAATAATTTTGAAAAAAGTATTGACAAATAAAAATTAATGTGATAATATAAAGAAAATTGAGGAAGTGAGGTGAGGAAAAATGAAAGTAAAAGAAATAAAAAATCTAAATGAAGAAAATATTAAGTTTTATTTAACACCTGAAATGAGAAAAAGACTTGAAAAAGTAAATTTTACAATTGATAAATTTTTGACATTATATCAAGAAAAGGTACAAAATTTAAATGACGAGGAAGAATATTTTTCAATAGAAGAATTTATTACACAAATTGAGGAATTATATTCATAATAAGAAGGGAAATTAAAAAATGATTAAATTAATATTAGAAATTGAAGAAAAGAAAACAAAGAGTCTTTTCAACACGCAAATAAGTTCAATAAATGTTGACATTACAGAAAAAAGTATTTTTGCAACAGAGGTTGAACAAGAGGCACTAAAATACATAAAAGGAAAAATTGGTGCAGATAAAAAAGTTGATTTTGTTCACAAAACAAAGTCAGGATTCGAAAGTTTATTATAAATATTTATATAATAAAGGTTAATTGCTTACCTTAAAGCAAAATATATAATGTTTTTATTTTTTAACCGCACTTATGCGTAAAATAAGAGAAAGAAGGGTTATTATGGAAGATAACAAAGAAATAACAAACGAAGAAATAAGAGAAGAAAGAGAGGAAAACGCAATTGCAACTGTTCAAGGTTTTGGTGCATTAAATAAAAAATCAGAAACAAAAGCTGATATATTCACAAATATTACAGACCAAAAGAAAATATTTAATTTAGACAGTAAAGTTGACTGCTTACTTAATGACTGCGAAGGTGAACTAATAAGAGTAAAAGAAGTATTAATTAAAAGATACGAAAAACCTATGAAAGAACCTATCATTGACGAAGAAACAGGCGAGGTTATAAAAGACAAAGAAATAACAATGTCATGTATATTAATTGACGACAATAATAAGTCATACGCAACAGGTTCAAAAGTTTTCACTATTCAAATGATGCGATATTTACAAATGTTTGGAATAAAAGACGAAGGCTTTGAAATTAAAATAGTAAAAAATAGACAACAAAGTGGCAATAAGTCTTTAGGATTTGAGCTAGTGTAATTATACACTAGTTCAAATATTATAAAATAAAAGAGGTGACATAATGCAAACAGTTAATGGAATAGAACTTGAACTTAATAAAAGTAAGTTCATATATGAATATGAAAACATGAAATTTTATTTTTCGAGTGAATTATATATGAACAAATTTATTTTAGGAATAGAAGATTTTATAAAGGCTGAAAAAATTAAAATATTCAATAAATATAAGATTCGTTGTAATTTCAATAAGTTTTTAGCTTTAAGCTATTACAAGAAAATTGAAAAACGAGGTTTTTATGTTGTAGGTTATGACGCAATAGAAATAAAAGAAAATATTGTAATTGACGATATATACTAGGGGTGATATTATGGCGATTCAAAATAGAATACGTTGGTCGCAAAAAGACTATGTAACCCTTGGGAAAGCGGTTGCAAAATTTAATAAAAAAATAAATGAATTAAACAAGGAAGAACGAAAATTGTATCTTCCTGAGAATATCGAATATAAAGAAATAAAGGAAAACATATACACAAGGAACGAACTTAAGAGGGTTATTTCGAGTTTAAAAAACTTTACAAAACAAGGTGCAGAGGAATTATATACAACAAAAGCAGGTGAACAAATAACAAAATGGGAAATGAACGAATTAAAATTACAAAGTAGGGTTATAAAAAATAGATTACGTGGTGAACTTAAGAACTTGTCAAAAGTAAATGAACAAGGAATTTCACGTGTTCAAATGGGTAGTGAAAGAGTGAGAGAAATTGAGGCACAGATTAGAAATTTGAACAAGTTAGAGAAAAAAACAGGCTGGGAATTTCAAAGTTTAAGACGTAGAATTCAAAGTTCAGGAACAATGGACTACACATACAGAAAAGCACTTGTATATCAAGAAAATTACTTAAAAGAAATGGAAAAATACAAGAATTTTGATAATTATGAATTGTTAGAGCAAAAATTAAAATCACTCAAAAATCCAATATCGTTTTTTGATTTAGTTTCAGAAAATGAACTTACAGGGGATTTAACTTATCAAAGTGACCAATATTATTCACAGGCTGAATTCAATAAGTTTTTAGGAGATTTAGGAATAGAAATTCCTGAAGAAGAGTCTGAAATTATTTCCGATTTAGAAAATAATGAATAAATTTAGTTGTGATTTTGAAACAGCAACTTGGCTTGAAAATGAAACTTTTGTGTGGGCATGGGCAAGTTGTGAAATTGGAAATGAAGAAAATTTGAAAATTGGAAATGATATTGACACTTTTATTGAATTTTGTAAAAATGAAAATAACCCTGTGTGTTATTTTCACAACTTAAAATTTGACGGTGAATTTATTATCTATTGGGCTTTATCGCATGGCTTTTCCCACGTTATTAAAAAAGAAGATATAAAGGACAATACTTTCACAACCTTAATATCAGACATGGGACAATTTTATTCGATTTGCCTTTATTTCAAAAAAGGAAATAAAAAAGTAAAGAAGGTCACGTTTATTGATTCTCTTAAAATTATACCTTTTTCAGTTGATTCAATAGCAAAAAGTTTTGGACTTGAAATATCAAAACTTAAAATTGACTATAATTTACCCCGTGAAAAAGGTCATATTTTAACAGACGAAGAAAAAGCATATATTAAAAATGACGTTCTTATAGTCGCAAAAGCATTGAACACGTTATTTTCAGAAGGTTTACAAAAAATGACACAAGGTTCAAATGCTCTTTCAGATTTTAAGGAAATACTAACAAAGTCAAAATTTAGACACTATTTTCCTGAACTAGATAAAACAGTTGATTCAGATTTACGAAAAGCATACAAAGGGCGGTTTTACATATTTAAACCCTATCTATAAAGAAAAAAACGTTCAAAATATTACTGTGTTAGACATAAATAGTTTATACCCTTCTGTTATGTATGAAAAACCCCTTCCCTTTGGTGAACCTATATTTTTTTATGGTGAATATCAAAAAGACAATGTTTATGATTTATATATTCAAATGATTACTTGCAGTTTTGAAATCAAAGAAAATAAAATTCCTACAATTCAAATTAAAAATAATAAGTCATTTTTTAGAGCAAATGAATACTTAACAAGTTCAAATAATGAAATTGTGTGTCTCGTTCTTACAAGTGTAGATTTGAAATTATTTCTTGAGCAATATAAGACAGAAGACTTAGAATATATCGCAGGGTGGAAATTTAAAAGTATAAAAGGAATTTTCACAAAATATATTGATAAATGGATTCAAAGGAAAAATGAGGCGACTTTGTCAAAAAATCAAGGACAAAGAACACTTGCTAAACTTATGCTTAACTCATTATATGGTAAATTTGCAACTTCCCTTGAGGCACAAAGTAAAATTCCATATTTGCGGTGACGATTCAATTATTCATTATAGTTTAGGTGACAAAGAAGACAAAAAAGGTGTATATATTCCCGTGCGGTTGTTTTATTACAGCTTACGCAAGGGAAAAAACAATTCGAACGTCACAGGCAATTACAGATTACTCAATTCAAAAATACGGTATTGATAAGTATGTATACTCGGATACTGACTCAATTCATACGACCTTGTCAATTGAGGAATTAAAACAATTTTGCGACATTGACGATATAAAACTTGGGGCATGGAAAAACGAAGGTTTTGCAACAAAACGGGAAATTTATACGTCAAAAATGTTATTTAGAAGAAATTGACGGTAAAATGAATATTACGTGTGCAGGTATGCCTAAAACTTGTTATAATTTTGTTGAGTGGGACAAGTTCAAAACTGGTTTTACGTGTCGGCGGAAAACTAACTTTCAAGCACGTAAAAGGTCGGTGTGAAACTAATTGAAACAGATTTTACAATTAAAGAAGAAATATTAAAAACAAATATTGAAAATATGAAAAAGTAATGATATAATGAAGAAAAAATTATATTGTTACTTTTTATTTATGAGGTGAAAATATGGAAATTGAGGAATTATTTAAGAACTTAAATTTCAGCAACGTAATATGGGAAATTTTAACACCTGTGATATTTTCATGTGCTGATTTCGTAACTGGGTATATTCAAGCGATTATTAATAAAAATGTAAAAAGTTCAAAAATGAGAGTTGGACTTTTGCATAAAGTTTTGATTTTTCTGATTATAATATTATCTTTCGTGTTTAGTTTTGCTTTTAATATTCCTTATGTGTCAAATGTTATATGTATATATGTAGTAATAATGGAAACGACCTCAATAATTGAGAACTTAAAAAAGGCAGGAATTGACACAGGAAAATTTGGAAATATACTTAATAAAGAAGGTGACGAAAATGATAAAAGGAATTGACATTTCATGTTTTCAAGAAAACGTAAATTATGAAAAACTTAAAAAAGACGGAATTGAATTCGTGATAATTCGTTGCGGTTTTGGGAAAAACGAATCACAAAAAGATACAATGTTTGAGGAACATTATAGAGGCTTGAAAAAAGCAGGTATAAAGGTTGGAACTTATCTTTATTCTTACGTTACAAGTGAAGAAAATGCAAAGCTAGAGGCTGAAAATTGTTTGAAATTTATAAAAGGAAAACAATTTGACTTACCTGTTTTCTATGATTTAGAAGATAAAATCACACAAAATTTAGGGAAAAGCAAAATTACAAAGTGTGCAGAAATATTTTGCAAGGAAATTGAGAAAGCAGGTTACAAAGCAGGTGTCTATGCTAATTTATATTGGTTTAACAACTTAATCAATGTTAATAAATTAATCAAGAAAAAATATAAAATATGGTGTGCACAGTACTATATTAAGTACACAGGAAAATTTCCTATTGACTATTGGCAATATTCTTCAGTAGGCAAAGTGGCAGGAATAAAAGGAAAAGTTGACATGAATTATTGCTATGACGATTTAATTAATTCACAACCTGTTGATAACTCTGTGGAAAAATACAAAATTGGAAAAGCTTATAAAACAAAAGTTGATCTAAATATAAGAGAAGGTGCAGGAATAAAATTTCCTATCAAAAAATATAAAGATATAACAAAGGACGCACAAAAGCACAGCTACAAACAAGAATATGCGTGTCTTAAAAAAGGTACAAAAATAACTTGCTTAAATGTCAAAGAAGAAAATAAAAATATATGGCTTGAAATTCCGTCAGGTTGGGTCTGTGGAAATTTCGAGGGAAAGGAATTTATAAAATGAAATGGACTGGAAGTTATAATTTAATAGAAATGTTTGAGGGTGATTACGGAAACGTGATTATGTTTAACACTTTTGATTTTAAAATAAATGACTTAATAGTTGTTGTTTTTGAAAAGAATATAATTGAACCTAAACTATACAGAGTTGATTCAGAACACTTTGTCTTTAAACTTGGACTAACAAAAGAAGAATCAACAAAGTTCAAAGCAGGTGACTATTCTTTTTCGGTAAAACAATATCGTAACAATGATTTTTTAGACACTTTATTTAATGGAACGTTAAGAGTAAAGGGGTCAGATAAATGGGAACAATAAAAGGAAAATCAAATGAAAATGGTTCAATTTCTGGAAAATCAATTTTTGATACTGGAAAATTAATTCCAAGTCATGAAGGAACACCAACAGAAGAATTAGAAAAGCAAATTGCTTATCTTTTGGCTCAAGTAACATTACTTGAAAAAATAAAAGCTAATAAAAATGAAATTCCAACAAAATTAAGTGAACTACTTTCAGATAGATTACATAGAACAGTAACAGACGAAGACATTGAACGTTGGAATAATAACGACGCAGACTTATTTTATTATGTAAATTTACCGGAAACGTTAGATATTTCACCTGTAACACCTCAAGAAATTTTTAATGCTGTGGAAAATGGAAAATTTCCTGTGGCAATTGTATTAATTAATGGAAGTTATAATATTGTGGCTTTTTGTAGTGTGAATATCTATACTGCAGAGGCAATTATTATGTATAATAGAGTACTAATATCATTACGAATTAATCAAGATAAGTCAATTACTGGCAATGAGACAGAACTTGCCTCAATGTCAGATATTCCCGACGTGTCTCAATTTATTACTAAACAGCAAGTAAATGACTATGCAGGTGTAATAATACCTGACACAAAAAACATGACACCAATTAAGACTATTGAATATGATATTTCGTCAACCTCTTATTATAAATTTATGTCTGTACCTAACGTTGAATCATGGGACGACGCAAGAGGTGAGACACTTTTCAGAATTACTGTTACTGGTGAAACAATGGGAACAAATATAATAGAAGGAATAATGTCATTACGTAACAATGTAACACCTTATCTTATTTTGAGAAATTCCCCACGGTTCAGGTCTTTCAGCTGTTATTAGTACAGGAATAAGATATTTAAGATACATATTGCCTAGAACAGTTAATAACGGTTACCCTTGGGATTTTGAGTTTGCTTGTAGTACAGCAACACAGAGACACATTAAAATTGAAATATATAAGGCAACTGATAATATAGAGTGGTATGAAGAACCTACACCGTCTACATATAATACAACAGGACAAACAGCAGGTTCACTTACGTTAAGCACAGTTGACCGGCATGTTTGGTTTAGGAAATTTTCAAGTAACCGTAAATGCCTCAAATTCTGCTCAATATATAACGTCATACTTACCAAAATTTCCAAGTGGAACACTTGCAAAGGCAGGAAGTTCAATAGTTGCACAACAATTTATTTATATAAATGGTGACAAGTTTTACCCTTCAAATGATAAAACAAAAGCAATAGAAACAGGCTTTGGACTTCAACTATGTTCAAATAATGTAAATGCGAATTCTTCACCTTCGGCAACAGCAATAAGACAAAAATACAATAATGCAACTTTAACAAATATTCCTCATGCAACCCTTACAGCAGGAGACCCTTGTTATTTTCGTTGCACAATGGACGCAAATGGAAATATATATTCAGACGACTATGTTGATACTCAAATGGTCGGTGGCTATACTTGGTATTATGTAGGAATTGCAACAAGTTCGACTGCTATTAATACAGATACTACACAAAGTTTCTTTATAACTTTAGATAGTAACGGAAATCTTACACATATCAACGGCAAAGAAATTAAGGCAGGAAATATTCCAACAAAAACAAGTGACCTTACAAATGATAGTGGTTTTGTTAATATTAATGAGGTTTACCCTGTGGGGTCTATTGTTAATACAAAAACAAATAGTAACCCTTCAACTTCTTATGGTGGAACTTGGTCTTTAATAGGAAAAAATTTTATCGGACTTGCAAGTGGTCTTGCAACAATATTTACAGCAAACACAACTAATGTTTCAAATGTTGTAAGAACTATGGAACGTATCGGAAATATTATTACATTGCATTTAGAACTTACGACAGCAGTCGCTCTTTCAGACAATGCAGTTAATCTTGGAACTGTTAATTTTGCAAATATAGGAATAACTCGTTTGTGGTCTTCTCTAAAACAAGTTCCATGTGGAACAGACGACGGAAACGGAATTGCATTGCTTTCAATTGATTATGAATCAGGTGCAGTTCAAAGCACGGACGTAATAACGAAAACGTCAGGTGGAACAATTCCTGCCGGTTCAACAATTGAGGCAAATTTTGTCTTGAATATTCCTCAAAGTTATATGATAGACAGTTTTTGTAATAGATTCACATGGGAAAGGACGGCATAATATGGCAGATTATACAGCTCGAATTGCACCATATATTAATGTTACATTTTACGTCACGGCAGAGTTTGGACAGTACCCTTCACGGTGGCGAACATAACGGTCTAGATATTTCAACCGGTGGAAATGACAACTTATATTCAATAGTAAATGGCACAATTACAGACAAAGGCTATGACGCAGAAGGTTATGGAAATTATATTGTAATGAAAGATAGTTCAACAAATCAAGGTTTCTTATATGGACATATGCTTAACCCGTCACCTTTAAACGTAGGCGACACAGTTAGGGAAGGTGACTTTGTAGGAATAGAAGGTTCAACAGGTCAGTCAACAGGTGAACACTTACATTTAGGTTCTCAAGACATGACAGGAAAAGACCACTGGACTTTTGGTCTTCCAATATCACAGTTGTTGAATCCTGCTATATGGCTTGGAATTCCAAATCAATATGGAATTTCTGCAATTTATAACGGAACACCTCGGACCGATACCACGGACAAAAACGAAAAAATAAGTTCAAATGGGTTTTATATGCTCGAAAATTAAGAGAAAGGAGGCAAATTTTATGAAGGAAAAAGATTTTGAAAATAAAATGAATTCGATTCAAGAAAAAATAGGAAAAGACCCTTCGGCTTTAATATTAGACGATATAGGGGAACTATTAATAGATAATCAAACAGTAAATAAAGAACTTACAGCAAAAGACGAAGAAATTTCAAAACTAAAAGAAGAAAAAGAAAAATTGCAAATGGTAAATGCCTCATTGTTGCAAAAGATACCAATGGCAGACGACCCCGACACAAAAGAAGACGAAGACGATAAGAAAAAACAACCTTTTGACTTTAGGACAGTCTTTGACGAAAAACGGAAATTTTAAAAGATAAATATTGACATTTTGAAAAAATTAATATAAAATAGTAGTAATAAAAATATAAGGAGAGTGATTTTATTATGGCAATAAGCGAAGGTCTTATGACATCTCTTAACGAAATAAGAGAAACAAGTATCGAAAATGGTACACTATATGCAAGACAAATTGACTTAATAACACCAACAACAGATATTTCAGCAATAGCAAGTCCACTTTTTGACAAACCCGAATTAATGAACGAATTTTTAGACGTTCTTGTAAAGAAAATTATCTACACACAAGTTGTAAATTACAAATTATACAACAACCCATTAGCATTTTTAGAGGGTGACAGAATGCCTTTAGGTGCAATAGGTGAGGAAATTTTCATAAACCCTGCAGAACGGTAGAGATTTTAACGTTGACGATTTCGCAGGTTTACTTGCAAAATATGAGGCAGACGTAAAAGTTCAATATATGAACCTAAATTCTGATAAGCAATACCCTGTTACAATAACAAGGGCAAAATTAAAAACAGCTTTCAAATCTTGGGCTAACCTTGAAGAATTCATTGACGGTATTTCTCAAAGCTTATACAATGGTGCTTATATCGATAGATATAACTTTACAAAAGGTCTAGTTACTCAAGCATATAATTCAAATAGTGCAATAATAGACGTTATTTCTAGTGACATTGACACAGAGGCAAAAGCAAAAGCATTCGTTACAAAAGCAAGAACATTATTCTTAAATATGCAAGAGCCTACAGCAGATTATAACGCATGGAGAAAGGTTGGCGGTTATGGAAGAGACGTTCTTACATGGACAGATCCTGAAGATATAGTATTTTTAATAAGAAATGATTTAGCAAGTTATATAGACGTTAATGTTTTAGCAAGTGCATTTAATATTGACAAATCTTCTTTACTTGGAAGAATAAAATATGTAAAAGATTTTAGTGTTAGAGACAAATCAGGAAACGTTGTTTTAGATGGTTCAAACATTTTAGGGTGCATGGGTGACAAAAAATGGTTTAGAATAAAAAATCAAGAAATTACTATGGACGAGTTCTACAATGCAAATAATAGAACATGGCAAATGTACTTAAATGACGTTAATATGTTTCAATATTCATTATTCTGCAATATGGTAATTTTTGGAACAGCAGAACCTCAAGTTACAATAACAGGTCTTTCAGTTGATAAAGACGAAATTACAGTTTCAGCAGGTGCAACAGCAAAAGTTCAAGTTTCAACTACACCTGCACAGGCAAATTACCCTGAAATTACTGTTGAAAGTTCTGCAGAGGCAGTTGCAACAGCAACAATAGACGGTAGAGAAATAACTATTACAGGTGTTGCAAGTGGTGAGGCTTCAGACGGTGAGGCAACAATTACTGTAACAGCCGGTAATGTAACAAAAACAATATCAGTTACAGTTCCTTATGTTGCTGAATAATAACCCTTAATTAAAGGGAAGGAAAAAATCTTCCTTCCCTTATTTTTATAGAAAGGAAGGGAAACTATGGCAATAACACCTCAAACAGATATAAGATTATTAAAAGTTCCGTTTGAACTTGACAATAAAAATCAACTAACTTTTGCAAATAAAACAGCACAGACAAATTATTTTTTAAGTTTACCATATCTTGAATATGACGACACATCATATCAAAGAAAAGACAGTATAATTCATTTCTATGAACATATTGACAAAATAATTAATTATAATTATGTTATGTATAAAAATGAAAATTATTCAGACAAATGGTTTTATGCTTTCATTACTAATATGGAATATAAGAACGATTCTTTAACTGATATATCTATAAAAACAGACACGTTCCAAACGTGGCAATTTGACCTTGAATATAAGCAAATGTTCGTTGAACGTGAACACGTAAACGACGACACAATAGGTTTACACACAGTTCCTGAAAATTTAGATATTGGTGAAATTATTGAAGAAGAAGAAGACACAGACGCGTCTTTAAGTGGTGAAAATTATTATGTAGGGTTATTAAGTTCATGGGACGTTGACACAGAAAAACAATACGAGGGAATATCACTTTATAATAAACAAGTTTTTGGAAAACAACTTTTTTTATTCGATTTTAATCAGCTTAATTACGAGGGTGCAAGAGACTTATTAAAATTTATCGTAAAAACAAATATTGACGGGCATATTGACGATATAGGTGAAATGTTTATTATTCCTTCGGGACTTATTCCTGTATCAGAACTTATTTTACATACTTATACATATTCAAGTCAAGAAAATGGAAAATTTTATACTTTACCATATTCAAATAGTATTACGGATTTTAATATTAATATTACAAAAACCTATAGTTTTTCAAATTTTTCACCTCGAAACAATAAGTGTTATGTTTACCCATTTAATTATTTACTTGTTTCGAATAATGTTGGAAATAAAAATATATATAAATATGAGGAATTTTCAAATACTACGGCAAGATTTAAAATTGAAGGTTCTATTTCTGTTGGTTGTAGTGGTCGTTGTTCACCTGTAAATTATAAAGGACAAACAAAAGCAATTGACGATTCAATTCCTCTTGGAAAATACCCTACTTGTGCTTGGTCTTCTGACGCATACACAAATTGGCTTACTCAAAACGCAATTAATATTCCTTTCAAGGCACTAGGGACAGCAGGTTCAATTGGTGTTGGTATTGCAACAACACTTTTAACAGGTGGAAACGTGGCTCTAGGTGCTACTGTTGCAGGTCTTGGACTTGCTACACAAATAGGACAAACAATTGGTGAATTTAGAGAGGCAAGTTTGCAGTCAAATATTGAAGGTGGACAAAATACTGGTGACGTAAATTTTGGTGCAAATGATAATTCTTTCATTTTCAGACACATGAGGGCAAAAACAGAATACTTAAAAATAATTGACGACTTTTTTACAATGTATGGTTATAAAGTAAATACACTAAAAATTCCAAATATCACAGGTCGTTCAAATTGGAATTATGTAAAAACAATAAATGCAAATATTCTTGGTGATATACCTCAAGAAGACTTGCAAGAAATAAAAACAATGTTTGACACTGGTGTTACATTTTGGCACAACCCTTCTAATTTCTTAAATTATTCAGCAAATAATAGTATAATATAGAAAGGAAAATAAATTATGGGAAGACGTAAAAATTCATATAAAAATAATTATAAATTTATTGACTCTAGCATTATAAATTCAGAGACTTATTATGATTATTTAGACCGTTTCGAAAAAGTTGCTTTGTCTATCTTTCAGTGGGTTAATCTTCCCGAAACAATGGACGCAATGTGGCTTGAAAAATGTTTATATTATAACGGTCAAGCAACTTTACTAAAAGACAAAAACTATGGTTTTATTAATACCAAATGTTGCTCAAATGGAAAAATTAATATCTATGGTTTACCTACAAATTTGAATTGCTATTCTTATGATTATCAAACAAGTAGACAGTTATACACAGGCTTAAACCCTTTACTTACAGAGGCTCAAAAGAAACAATGGGAATATTACGAGTGCATTTTAGTACGTAACAACTGGAACAGAATACCAACAGCTCGGTTCTATGGAATTATTTGCTTATCGTTTATATGAGGCAGAAAGAACAGCAGACGTAAACATTAAAGCACAAAAAACACCTGTTCTAATTCTTACAGACGAAAAACAAAGACTTACAATGGAAAATTTATATTCTCAATATGAAGGAAATAGACCAGTAATTTTCGGTGATAAGAATAACCTAGGTGAAAATGTTATAAAATCAATAAATACAACAGCACCATTTATAGCTGATAAAATCATTGACTATAAAAAGGAAATTTGGAATGAAGCTTTAACATTTTTACGGTATTAATAATATTATGGTTGATAAAAAGGAAAGACTAATTACAGACGAGGCAAATTCAAATAATGAACTTATAAACTTGAATCTACAAAGCTATTTAGCACCTAGACAAGAGGCTTGTAGACAGTTCAATGAAAAATTTGGACTTACTGGAACAGATAAAGAAATTTCAGTTCGTGTAAGGTCAGACCTTCATAATATTATAAAAAATGCTCAAAGTGTTGTAAATGATTACAAAGAAACTGAAAATCTTGAAGACGTTATTGATATTGAAGAAAAGGGGGCTGATAAATAATGGCTACCTATACAATAAGACTAAAAAATGTAATTGACTATTACGGACGTGACGAGGTTGAAAACTGGTTCAAATCTTATGAACTTACAGACTACTTAATGCCTGTTCAAATTGAACAACTTTCAAAATTTAATGTTTTCAATAAAGAAAAACTGGCAAAAATGATAGTTGACCACTATTTCATGCGTGAAATTGGCTTCGAAACACCTGCACTTTTTAGTCATTATGCGAAAGTTACAATGCAAGAAATAATGGAAAAACATTTACTATTAATTTATTCAAAGTTTTTAGAATATGACCCTTTGTCAAACGTTGATTATACAGAAACATACACTAGAGAAATAACAGGTGAAAACGAAAACAAAGGAAAATCAACCTCAAATTCAAAAAATAATTCAAGTGGTTTAAATGTAAATTCAGATACACCTCAAGGAAGAATTAATAAAAACGAAATATTAAGAGGAAATTATGCAAGTAATACAAATGCAAGTGAAACTGAATCAAATATTGACGACGTGACAAATACAGAAAATAAAGGAAATTCAAAAACTATTGAAACTTACACGCACCATATGGAAGGTGACAACGGTGTTATAGTTACAAATCAATATTTAGTTAGAGAATTTAGAGAACTTGCGAGAAATTCTTATCAAGAAATTATTGAAGAATTAAACCCATTATTCATGGGAATATATTAATTGAAAGGAGTAAAAAATTATGTTAGAACCTACGAAAAAAATTGAAGGGTTAAGACCTTTTACAAGATTTTGCATGACAATAGGTGAAATACCTTCTTCATATTTAGTATCAATGACATATGAAGAACAGTTATTGTGGCTTTGTAATTATTTAGAAAAAACTGTAATTCCTGCAGTTAATAATAATGGTGAGGCAGTTACAGAGTTGCAAAACTTATTCATAGAACTTACTGAATATGTCGACAACTATTTCAAAAATTTAGACGTACAAGAAGAAATAAACAACAAACTTGACGAAATGGCAGAAGACGGAACACTTGCTGAAATAATTACAATATATCTAAATTATACAGGAATTAAAGGTTTCAATACTATTTCAGATTTAGAAGAATCAACAGTTCAAAATGGAAATTTTGTTTATTGTTATGGAAATGAAACTTATAACGACGGTTACGGTGCATTCTATAAAGTAAGAGAAAAAACAATACTAGATACAATAGACGGATTCAATATTGTTGCAATTACAAATGACGAAAATATAGTTGCCGAACGTATGAAAATGCAAGAAATAATTGACCTACAAAATGACGTTCAAGATTTAGAGGAAGGGCTTGAAAATGCGAATACTCAAATTGGAAATAATAAAAATGAACAAAAAGTAATAAATGCAGACTTACAAGCAAAAGCCGATTCAACAAGAATTACAAAATTAATAAGAAATAGAAGTTCTTTAGGTGGTGAAGACTCAAGAGGTCAAACAATTCCACCAATTACCGTAAATGACATTATATATAATGAAAACTATATTGAATTATATTTCTTGTCTCCGGGTCACATATATTACAACCCTTATTCTCGGAGTTTTAGAGTTAGCTTTAACTTTTAGAACAACAACTGACGTTCCTGCTAATACAAAAATTATTGAAACACCAATGTCAATGAGTGTTGACAGTGAATACAAGGAAATTCAACGTTGCTTTAATTATTCAGACCCTACAACGAATCAATATTACCAACAAAATGGTCGTATATATAATGACGGTTCAATAAGTTGTAGTTCTAACCTTCCAAGTGGTGCAATTGTAAATATATCTCTTGTTGCTCTTAACTTTTCAGGCTTTGGAAATTTCTTTACCTCACATTATACGGACATACAAACAATTGCAAATAACATAATAAGTAAGTGTGCAGACTGGGAAGGTCAATTCTATTATTCAAATTCAACAACAGCAAGATTATTTCCTGAACAAACAGGCTTTACAGACTGTTCAGGTCTAGTATGGGCTTTATATAATCAAATTGCAGGAATAAAATTATCACCTGCAACAGCTACTGAATATGCTAACGAGTGTGCTTTAGTTACAACAGCAAGGGCTGGTGAAGATTTAGACACAAGTTTACTTAAAAAAGGTGACTTAATTTGCTGGCATAACAACTATGACGACCAGTCTCAAGACCCCGACGATTTCTTTCATGTTGTTATATATGACGGAAACGGTGGGTATTGGGAGGCTACAAGTTCATTTAATACACCAACAAGTCGGTGTTCCAACTTATAGACAACCTATGCCTATACATCAAAAAATTAATCAAGTAAATGACGGTTCATATTCTGATACACACACTCGGAAGACGTGCATTGTCTACAGCAACAGGACAATATAGATACAGTTTACGTGGTGATAAACAATATGACAGACGTGTTGTAAGAATTCTCTTCTAACCTCTTGACAAATAATATAAAATGTGGTAGAATAATATAGTAAGTGAATATCATGTTTGGTTTTTCAGTTCCTTCATGGTACGTTAGATTAAGACGTGCCATGGGGAACTTTTTTGTGTTCCTTCTTTTCGCAAGGTATTT